GGAGTTACACCACGAGCACCTGCAGCCAACGAATCGGATAATACATATCCGTTAGTTACCGCTGCTTGAGCCTGTGGAATTGCAACAAAAAATGTGCTTGTCACGGCTGCAGCCATAACTAAAGCGATTTTTTTAAATGAATTCATTATTCTCCTTGTTAGTTTATATTATATTTAATCTGTCAAGAAAATCTCTAACATCGTTAGGCATTTCCTTGTTGTCTAATTCTACCATAGCCCTCTGCTTCTCTGCAAGTCGTGTAGAGGTAGACCAAGTGTGAATCTCAATCTCATGGTTAGAATCTTTAGGTGTATGTGATATTGCTCCAAACACAGCGCCACATACAGCATCTGCTAGGTCCTTAGATTTTTTACGTGGATGGTCAACTCTAGTATTTTTCATAATTTTGAGTTCTGACATTTCTTCCAGTAATAAAGGAATTCTTGGTAGTGCAACTCTCTCTTCATATATCATCATTGCTAGATCTTCATAGTGCTTTTTGGCAACAGAAACGGTATCGGTCTTTATACCTACCGCTTTTAATTCCTGTTGAATATCAAATGATTGCCAACGGTCAAATGAAACAACTCCAATGTTAAATCCTTGTCTGCGTAAATTAATGATCCATTGCTTTACTTCTGATAAATTAACTGGACCTTCTGCTTTTGGTTCCCACCAAGCAACTGCATCAACAATAACCATTGGTGCTACTTGCTGATAATCTTTAATAACCTGAATGTTTACCCACTTGTCTACGTGAGCAATTGCTACAGCGCACTTATCGTGTTTCTGTGCAAGGTCAGCATGGATATAATATATTTTTTCTGGATCAGGTTTAAATGATTCGTCAAACCTTCTAAAATTATCAACTGGGTTTCTCAATGTCATACATTTTTCTAACTTATCTTTTTGTTTAAAAAATGCATCTGATGCAAATGTTGGTGTGCATGCAAAACGCATCATAGCATCGCCAAGGTCTGTGTAAAATGCTAACTTAAAATCATCTATTTCCCTAGTAGGGTTTACATCCCATGTTGTTTTTTTAAGTGCTAAAACTTTTGGAACTTTATAAGAAAGTATTGTATCTTCTTCCCATGAAATTTCAAACTGATTGTTTGGGTCATCATGTGGCAAATCTTCATTCATAATAAAGAGGTGTTTCTTTTCAATAGTTTCTTTTTCTGCAATAACATCTTCATATCTTTTAGAAATAAAGTCACCCTGATAACGAGGGAATGAAAGTAATACCACCTTACCTAAATCTGGAAAACGAGAATCTACAGATCCACGAAATGCTTTATAAATATTTTCTGCAGTCTTACCTTGTTCATTACCAGTTCCAACTTCAGATGCAAAACCAGAAATTTCATCAAGGACTGCAAGTAATAAGTTTAAACCTTCATGCGATTCTCTTTCTGAGTGTCCAGAGTAAACAGTAATTGATTTATCAAACTCAACACTATCAGCCTTTGCATTATATTTTCCTGCAAACCATGGTGATTTCTCTATCTTAGTTTTAAATCCTTTAAAGAATACGTTCTTTGCTTGTTGTGCGTTAATGGCTACGTTTATGATATCAATTGCATCCCCGCTTGGTTTTCCATAATATCTAGCAGGATCTTTAAGACACAATAATTTATATACTATATATGCACAGGCTACTGTTGATACAAAGTCTTTTCCAGATCCTTTTCCAAGTTGCAAAATAATTTCATTTTTAGTATATTTATCATAATACTGAGCGCCAGCAACAGATCCAAATATCTCTTGTAATTCTTCTTTACGATAAATCTGACTCATTGCTTCTACAATTTCATATTGGATTAAAGATAATTCTGGCTGGCCAAGATAATCAGCAGACTCAACAAATGTTTTTGCGTCTACTGGAATTTCATCAAATTGATTTTCTTTTAAAACTTCTAAAAAATCATTGAACATCTTGGACAATTGTAATTACCTCTCCCTCTTTAGCAATCTGAGAAAGACGTCTCATAATTAAATCACGAACTTCTGGATGGGTTGAAGCAATGTCTCTTAATATTTCAACAAGAACTTCTTGTCGTCTTTCAATTTCAACCATTTCTTCTGCAAGTTCTTTATTTTCTAGAAGTCCTGCTTTTTGTAACATTTCAATTCTAGATTTTTCAATATCCATTACTAACTTAATTGCTTGAGTTTTTGCACTAAGATTATTAGTCATACTTGATTCATCAATTACTTCATAAGCCTTTGTAATAAGTTTAGTATAGTGCGTGTCAGCACCAGCAAGTGCTTCTTTAGCACGTGCACGAATTGCGTCATTGGCAGAAGCCATAACCTTCCACTCGTTAATTAATGAAACAACACGAGTACGAGGAATGTCTAACTCTTTAGAAATTTTTGTTGGATCTTGACCTTTAAGATATTCTGTAACTACTTTATTAACTTCATCAAGATGCTCAATTAATTCTGTCTCAGTTGACATTTTTTTCCTTTGCTATTTTTAATAAAACTAAATATCCTATTAAGTCATCAATATCATTATCTCCAGGATAGTCTGTGCCTTTCATAAGACGACTTAGTTTGTCATCAATCCTAACTTTAAGTTGTTCTGCTGGATCTGATTTACTAAAAATTCTTACAGGATCAAGAGCAGAATCACCGTAGGCTATATTTTTTTCAATAAGCATTTGTGCTATAGAGTGACATGTTTTCCAAATTGAATTTCCAGATGGCGCTCCGATTGAGTGAAGATAAAGATCATCACATTTAAAATTTTTAACATCTTCGTATACTGGCTCTAACTTCATCTTTTTGATTTCCTTAATCCAAATTTTGCAAGGTATACATAAATAGTTTCAACACTGGTCCCGCATTCTTTAGCAATATCCTGTGGAGACTTTTTGTCCATAACAAACCTTTTACGGAGCCAAGCCTCGCTTGTATACAGTTTAGCAGCCATGGGATTATTTGTCAACTTCTGTTTCAGAAATGTCATAGTCGTATGCGTTTGAGTCTTCTAAAACCCACTTATCGTAACTTTCAACATCCCACTTATTTGTATTTATAAGTCTTTGTATTACTAGATCTTTCTTGGTTACGAATGATGGTTCTTTTAATCTAATACGATTATTAGGCTGTACCGCAAAATTTCCATCATCTCTTTGAATAACGTGACCACATTTATGTTGCCCTGGACTTTCTGAATATCCATCATCTAAAATATTACTTTCTGGATTGTGCCAGTCTAAAGTAAATAAATATTTTCCGCTAATTTTATTTTTATTTCTATCTATATAAGACATTCTCATGTTGCTTAAGTTTTCAAATTTTGTAACTGCTATGTGTGGACTAAAAGAATTCCAAAGCACAAGATTGTAAATTGGTTCTTCAGGAACTCCTGGCTTCGTACAAAATGCATTAATTGGCATTCTCCACCAAATTCCCCCATCTTCCATTAAAAAATGAAATAAAGGACTTCTACTTTTAATACTAGATACACCAAAAATTACACATGGAAAATATTGATCATGACTATCTTCTTGATCTCTTAAAAAATTACCACGAACGTAGCACTCAATTGGTGGTATGTTAGCATTTAACTCTGGCATTATTCCTCAACTCTCATTGCTTTATTCCAGTTATTAATAGCCCAATGGCCGATACCACAAGCATCAGCAACGTCATTATCGTTAACAATTTTATCATAGTTGATTTCAATTAGTTTAATCGTCCTTTCTTTCCTAATTTGTCTTTCATAAGACTTATACCAAGAATCCGACTTTCCTGGATTTTTTGCTCTAATGTCTATCTGTTCTTCTTTTGTTAATCTTTTATTTCCCAAATAATTTTGCCAAGTTATTGGTGCTACAGTTCCTATAATTTTTGTTCCAGTTAATCCTGCTGCACCTAATAGTGCTCCTTGAACTAATGCTAAGTCTGCAGCAGTTTTAGGACTATTCATAAATACGGTATGCTCAATTACAATTGCTTCAAATCCATCAAAATGTTCAAAGAATGCTTTTGTCTTAGCACAAGCGTCCATTACTTTTTCATAATTTGTTTTTCCATTAAAATTAATTTTACCAATACTGCCCAGCGTGTTATTATTAAAAATAGCAAAAGCAAGACTGTTAGTGCTTGCATCAATAGCACAAATTGTTTTTGGATTATTCTTGTTCATAGTCAAAGAATCCTTTTAGTTGTTTTAACATTTTGTCTACTTCTTTTTTATTTATATTGCAGTTAGAGCAAAAGCCAGAGTCATTATATATTGAAAGTTGTTCTTTACAACCACCAATACAAAGTCTTTTTTTACCTATTCTTCTTTGTCTACGAGTTATTTGATACCTTTCGGCTATCTTTATTTTGGTAGACTCTTCTCTACAAAAATCTCCACAATAAATTTGATAACTTACTTTTGGTTTAAACGGGGTCTCGCACCTATTACACAATTTCACATTGATTAATCCACTTCGTCCTTTAACAATCTCATAGGCTTAATCTTAATTGTTCCATCTCCTGCTTCAGCACATGCTTTTTGAATAGGACACACTTTACAAATTTTTGAATTTGAGCGATAAGGAATTTCTGGTAATTGTTTTTCTTGCCAATTCTTGTAAACTAATTTCATCCAATCAAATACTTCTTCTGCCCAAGCACGATAGTGTTCACTTACTACAACTGGTAAAGTAAGTAATTCGTGAGTGTTTTTGTTTTCGTAAATCATAACACCTTTACGCATTTTCCAAACCTTCATATACAGCAATAACTGCATTAGATGAGCCATCTTAGGCCTTCTATTTATTTTCCTGTATTCAAACTCATCATTTCTTATTGTTTTAATTTCACCAACAAGTCTTTCACCTTTATAATCAATCATGACATCTCCATACCCGTCAAAAGGTGGATCATCAGTTTTAACTCTAAACTCCATTGCTGGGTGAGTTTGTTGACCATATTTTCTTGGTATTGGATCCATCTGCATATCTTGTGCAAGTAAACCAGAAGCCTCTATTGCTTCTTGTATTCTTCCATGTCCAAGAGTTCCTTGTGTTCTGTTTGCTACACCCATAGCATCTGAGTTATCATAAGTGATTTGTCCATCAAAGGCTAGAGTCCAATATCTTGGACACTCTCCTGCGCCATAGGCCAAACTAGATGCAGAAAAATTATTCTTTTTAACAAACCTTGTTTTTGTTTTAACAAGATAACCAGCATTTATAGCAGTTGGCAAACCTTCAACAAAGTTTTCATCTTCTTCGCTGTTTGTTACTTTCTTTTTAGTGCTCTTAGTCATAACTTGTTCTAGTAAGTTTTTAGCCATTTTTATCCCTTGTTTATATTAATTATAGCAGGTTAGCGCATTATGTATTTAAGCGCTGATACCAAATCATTTATTGCTTGTGCTGCTGTAAAGTATATGTTTTTCTTTGCCCTGTCGGATTTGTCAACATTAGCCATCCAGGTGGCTTTAAAGGACATCTTTGCTGCAATAGCCTGTAGTCTTACAATTTCAAGACTAGCAGCCTGAAGTGGAATATCTGGTTTTATAATAATTTTTGCAATCATAGTTAAGGCAACGGTTAACTCTTCATCTTGCATATAGTCTGCAATCTCTGTTAAACCATTTACCATATCAAGTGTTGTTTTCTGTGGTCCTGTTTCAGACATTATATTCCTCCTCTGTTAATTGTTCTAGCATATTCATTTCAATTATAGCAAGTCTTACTTTTGTATTGCCTTCTCCAAGAATTACAACAATGGCTGGAGACTTATCTCTACCCGCTTGAATAGAATCAGTAACAGCCTTAGCCCATACATCTTTATTTAATGTAAAAGATTTATTGGCTTCTTTAAAATCAACAACAAATCCTCTCCAAGTAGCATCACCTTTTTGTGTGTTCCTGCCTGAATTCTTATGTTGTTTTGCACCTATTCTTTTTGATTCATTCTTTTCACTCATTTGTAAAATCTTTCTTTCTTTTCTTTGGAGGTATAAGTCCAACTTTTGAAATATGTTTTTGTGTACACATCCATGTTGCGTCTCCAGTCTCTTTCCAATATCTTAAAGATGTTACAATTTCTTCACAAGTTTTACATGGCCATTTGCCAGGATATACGGTAAATTTTTGTTCAAGCATTAATTATTTTTGCCTTAATTTGTTCTTGTAGAACTAGGTCTTCTTTGACACGTTCTATAAAACCATCACGACCTTGTACCTTTGTCCCATCATCTAACTGATACCATGCGCCAGTTCTATTAACTAGCCCCATTGATTCTGCGGTATCAACTAAATCTCCTATTGCATCAATGCCAATATCGTCACCTCTAAAATAAAAATCATACTCACCAGATTGGAACCCTGGAGAGGTTTTAGAGAACTGTAGTTCCCAACGAATCTTTCTACCAATCTTTTCTTCAATTAATTTATCTCCAATCTTAATCTTACCCTTAAGTGCTTGATTTTCTGACTCAGAAGAAAACAATTTAATTACACAAGATGAATAAAACTTAGTAGCCTGTCCACCAGAAGGTTGTTGGCTTGTGTACATTGCATTAATATTATTTCTTGATTGTGAAAT